CATTTGCGCGGCGAAACCTTTGCTGATTTCTTCACGAACTTTTTCAACTTCACCGGCATCAATCAATTTCTTTTGATCAATGTTTTTCAACGTTTCGATTGCTTCAGCCGCCTTGACCGGATCAAGGTCTTTGTATTTTTCAAGTTTCGCTTCAGCCGCTTCTTTCGCTTCACGGTGTGTTTTCGCTTCACCGTTCAACCGGCTGATAGTATCACCGGCAACGCTTTGTTCTTTTCCATCGCCCGCAATATAAATCGGGTCGCCTTTGTCATCTTTTTCAAGATTTCCATCAGCGTCAACTTTCCAACCGTTTTTGTTGTCAAAAGCAATCGGAAAAGCAAGCAACATGCTTGCTGTCATCATCAGGTTCTTTTTCATCTCATAGTTCCTTTCGGTCATCCAACCGTTGCGCCTTGATCATCCGATACCAGGCAATTAAGGTTCATTTAGGGATTGTCGTCATCGGGGTTGTTATCGTCATCTTCACCGAAATCATCCCCAGGAATTTCAGCCAAGATATTCTCTATTTCATCATCATGCGTGAATTCAGATGAAAGAACGCCGCGCCGCTTTGTTTCAGCGTGAAGTGTTTTCTGTGAAAGATCGCCATTTTCACGCAATGAACGCAAGTGTTCAAGACCACCATCACCATCAAGGAAATTATCAAACTCGGTGTAAACGTTCACATCTGGTTCTTGCCCGTCAAGATTCAACCAAAGCGCGGTGATCTTCATTGCGTTTTCAAGCGCATCTTTCAAACCAATCGCCCATGCACCAACCGCGCTTTTCGCTTTGCTTGCCGCCATTGCCGAATTGATAACAGTTGTGTTTGTTTGTGCGGTCAAGGGTTGCCGCCCCAATTCACGCAAATCTTGCTTGGTTTCTTTAATGTCACCAGCAAGGAATGTGAGCGATGTTGCAGCGGGTTCAACATATGACCAGGAACCGGAATTACCAGCACCATCAGGCGGCGCATATAAAACCTTTGTCGGGCCGACAGAAATTTGTTTGATATTACCGTTTTCATCCTTTTCCGGCTTCACACCATTGCCTGAAAGCATTGGATAAGCCGCAAGAATTTTCGCAAATTTCAATGCGCTTTCTTGTTGGTAAAGTTCAATTTGAAGATCAGCCGCATCTTGCATTGATGGAAGGTAACGATAACCGGAACCATCGCGCCGCCCTGTTGCAAACGGAACCATTGGAATAACGTTAATTGTTAGAACACCAGAACCTTCAACAATCCATTCTGTTTTTCCAGATGTTCCAGCAACAAGTTTCTTGTAAACCGTCCAGGTAACAGTACCGTTATCATCGCGTTTGAATTCACGAATTTTAACAATAGCACCAGGTTCAAGAATTCGGATCAACGTAATAATTCGTTCACCGTTCATTGTCCTGGTTTCAGCGGTTAGAACGTTGCGCCCCAATATATGCGACCAGAACGGGCGAACGCCCGCTTTCTTTTGATCGGCGCGGGTTTTGACTTTGCTTTTATCAACAGTTGGATAATCAATTAAAATCCAATCAATCGCATGTGCAATCCCGTTGAAAAACGTTTCACTTGCAAAAATTGAAAGATGATTTCCATCACCGTCAACATCTTCAATAAAATCGGTAAAAACCTGGTTGACCGCATCACCATCAGCAATTGAAACCGGTTCTTCAAATGGTTTTGCTGAAAGTGCTTCAACAATGTCGCGGTAAATGTTTGTGAATTTTGTAGCTTCAAGCCGAAAATCATAATCAACTTGATCTTCTTTCGGGAATTTTGGCAAAAACTTCTTTTTAGCATCACGCATGGTTTTGATACCACCCATGATTGCATCTGTTTTATCCCAATAATCAACCATCGCCGCGCTATCGGGCGAACGTTCATCAACATGTTCATTTTCAAACGCAACAGGACGTTCAATGAAAGTGTTAAGCGCCGTAATTCCCTGAAACCGCATGGCCCGTATTATCCTCAATTGGAAAGAACATCATAATTCCGGCATCAGCAAGGTTTGGTGATTTCATTCCAGCCGGTTTTTTATTCACGATTGTTCGCAATGATCCATTTTCGCCGCGCGTTGGTTGCGCTAATTCCTTCATAAGTTGATGCAGCAAAATCATTTCACTGTCAAGGCTAATGAGTTCATCAACAGGGTAAAGAATACCTTCAGTGATGTTTTTAAACGTCTTATAAAACCTTGATCTAATTGACCACCAAGCTTGCGCTTTCATGTTCCCATAAAGGTCTTTATTCATCGGGCTTTCATCATCATCGGGAATGATGCGTTCATATGGATTAACAACACCCGCGCCCGCGTTCCAGGGAAACAGATTTATAATACCCCGATCAACAATTTCATCATCAACCAAACGATTGAATTCAGCTTTAACACCAGAACCAACACCGATCACATCATATTGAACTTTAATGCCTTTGTAAGCGCGGCAACCTGCAACCATCTTGCGAGTTGTCACACCGGTATCACGTTCGCCCCATTCTTCAACATCGCGCCAAATGATCCATTGCCTCAACGCCCGCGCGTTTCTATCGGCACCTTCATCAGCAACATCAAGACCACCAAACCAAACGTTCGGAATATCTTTTTCTTCAAAACCTGTTTGAATGTTTCCGCCCGCATCTTTCCATTTGATTTTTTTGTGAGCATCAACGCAAGCAACAATCCAATCATAGGGAATGATTGTGTTCTGAACCGCCGCGCTATAATTCCGGTCAACCTCTTGCGCGAAAACGTGCAACATTCCTTCACGTTCATATTTCGCTTTTCTGGTGTCATACCAGTCTTGCGTTTTTTCAGGATGATCACGCCAATCAATCACGAAAACTTGCGTGAACCCTTTTTCAATTTCCTTACCTGGTTGCCATTCAACACCCGCTTCACGCCGCCGATGAAACACATTGCCAAGACCGTTCACCGATGAAATATCAACTTGCGTGTTTGTGTTGTCACCAAGCGCGGCTTCAATTTTTTCCGGTCTTTCGTAATGCGCGCTTTCATCTTTGAAATACATTGATGTTCGCCCGCCGCGCCCGATATTATCGCCTGCTTCACCCATGATCACCGAACCGTTTTCACGGTTGATAATTCGCATAAATGTTGCCTCATATTCAGGTAAGAAAACATTCGGTAAACGCTTCAGGATCATCCGCATCTTTTCAAAAATGCTGTCAGGATTTCCAAGCTTATCAACCAAATCTTGTTTGCGTGAACCCCAACCAATCGCATCATCTGCAATGAAGATCAGCGACCAAACAGAATAAGCACAAGAACACCAGGTTGCGCCCGCATCGCGGCATTTTTCAATCAAACCGCTTTCATCATCAAACCGTAAATTGTGCAAGAATTTGATGAATTCATCTTGACGTTCAAAGAAAACAAAAGGCATCCATTTTCCTGTTTTCTTTCGCGGGTTGTAAGTGTCCATCCAGTGCATGATGAATTCATCAGGACGGGTTGAATAATAAAGCTTTGCCGAACGCAACAGTTCAGGGTTTGAACGCAATGTTGCAAGCTGTTTAATCCGCCATGCATAAACAGCTTTGTAATCTGGCGGCCATTGATCATTTTCTAAAGCTTCAGGTTTCCAGGGTTGAACAAGCTTCACCGCTTCAACGTCTTGATCACGCCAACCGATAATTGAAGCATTATCTGAAAAATAGTTGTTGACTTGCATTTTTTCCACCGTTAGCATCATCAGCACGACCAACCCAAAACAGAAAGCGACAAATTTTGAACATTTACAAAATCCGCATAATCCGACCAGGGCAATCAACCGTTCATCAAAACCTTAAAGCGACAAATTTTAACGTTGCATATCGCCGCGCCGGTAAAAGTTTCAAATCTTGGATTGATCAAGGATTTGATGTTCAAGTTTACAACCCTGGTGAAAAAACTTCAATCCCTGAAACCCAATGGAAAGGTGAACACTAAATGCCGAAACCCTCTGAAAAATATCGCGGTGAAGATCGCACACTTGAAGCAATTCGGGAACGGGCGCAAATTCTTAGCAATTCCCATGATCCGAAAACAGCAAAACCAAATGAAAATTATTTTTGGGATTTGGCTTGTGAAGAAATTTACGTTGAATTCATCAATGAAGGTTTGATGCAAACAGCCAATGAAGTTTTGAAAAACACCAGTGAAGATTTCAAAATAGTTTGCTAAAAGCGCGCAAGAAATTCTTGCTGAAAAGATCGGTGTTGATGAAGATGTTTTGAACGAATTCATTGCTTTTGAAACGCGCCGCAAACCTTAACCGTTGATCATGCGCGCGTAAAGATCAGCGGCTTCATCATCAGATGCATCAGCGGTTAGGGTTTGCGCCTTGACCGCTTTTGCATTTTCATCGCGCCAATGATCAGCATCAAGCAACCCTTGATATTTCATCAGCTTATCAAGCGCCGCAAGTTTATCATGTAAAACACATTCGATTTCTTGCACCGGTCCCATTTGCGTCATTCGCTGTTTAATCTTGAACGATTTAACAGCCGCCATTTGTTCCGGTGTTGATTTCGTAAAGTCAAATTTTAAATGATTTTCTTCATCAACTTCCATATAATTTGCAATGTTTGAATAACCAATACAGCGAACTTCTTTCAAAGTTTTGTAAACGCTTAATTCAGCATCTTCTTTAATTTCCTTCACCCGTTCGGTGATCGCGGCTTGAACCAGATCGCGCGCAAGGTAATAGGTGGAACGTTCATCAACTTCAACCGGTTCACGCAACAGCGCATCAAGTTTTGAACCGGTGCGAACCGCCAAGCTTTCCAGGTTTGCAACAAAACCATCAACAAACGCCCGTTCGGACGGTTGAAGTTTGCGATATGCGCTAGTGAATTCAACTAAATATGCCATTCTTTTAGCTTTAACCCATATGAAAAAATCAGGCAACGGTGAAAATTAGTTCTTGACCATCGCAACAACCATCGCTATAACTAACTTAACGAAACGCAAACAGATGGAAACGAACAGATGACAAACCTTGCAGCACAAATCGAAACAGCAACCGACAACAACGAACATACTGAAGCAACCATGATTGCCGCCCGCGCGCTGAACAACACGCTTGGTAACGCTTACCTGGTTATTCTTCAAGAAATCGCTGATACCCATGAATTGAATGGTCACATCACGCCCGATCATCGCACCTTGCGCGATACAATCCAGCGTGAAATTTTTACAACGCTGAAGATTCAGGGGAAACTGTGAACTGGTTCAGATTAACATCGAACGGCAACCTTGATCGCGTTTATTTGCGGTCAAGTGCTGTTTACCGTTGCCTTGTTCGCCATGGTGCATCTGAACAATGGGTATTGATCAAGCTGTTAACCATCATGAAAGAAAAAGACGCCCGCACGCTGTTAAGCATCTGGAAAACATCTGAACCTTTCAAAAATCGCCCGCATCCCTGGAACCTTGGGAAATTATTTTAAATTAACGTTTGACCATCGCAACGTTCATCGCTATAACTAGATTAACGAAACGCAAAACAAGGAATGAACCAATGAAAGCCGAAACACAAAAGATCATGAACGAAATGGTTGAATTTGCAAACCAGGGCAAAGAAGTCATGCCTTTCATGTGGCAATCATTTCTCGGCATCAACGCTTCAGTTTCAGCCGCCGTTCGGGCCGCAAAGAAGCGCGGCTTGCTGGTTCAGGGCGGTGTTGATGGTGTTGGAAACCCTTTCTATGTTGCACCTGTTAAAGCCCTTCCAGCGGTCACACACACCGCACCCGCAACCGTTCAATAAAAGGAACTGAACAGTGTTTAACACTCGCAAGATGATCTTCATCGGTTATGATGTTGAAGGAATGGCGATTTACCGTGAACAAAAGGAACTGAACCAATGACCAAAACAACTCATTGCCAAGCGAAAGACAACACCGGAACACAAGTGTTTGATCTTCAGCTTGAAGGAAAAAAACACAAGCTTGATTTGATCAGGCAAGCAATCACCGTAATTCAGGAAACGGGCGGAACCATCCGTTACCAGGAAATCGGCGCGGGTTCATGGGCGAAATTTCGCGTGATGATCGGTCAAGATTTTGCCGTGATGGATCAAGAAATTGATTGGAACGATTGAACCGCGATGAACCATTACATCACCATCAGACGCGGTAAAAAATCACATGTGATTGCAGGACCGTTTGAAACCCTGCAAACCGCAAAGATGATGCGGTTCAAATATTTCTTCACCGTTTATGATCGGTTGTGCGATGAAACGCCGGAACGTTTGACAATCAATCATTCACATTCATTCCCGATCACTTGCGCATCAGTTGAAATCTTGACCGATTGGCACAAGGGTTCCTTGCATGGTTCATCAGTTGAAGAAATGCCGATTGTTGAACCTGGAACATTATTTTCAAAATAACGCTTGACCATCGCAACAACCATCGCTATAACTAGATTAACGAAACGCAAACATGATCGGAACAGACAATGACTTTTAACAAATGGCTTGATGCACTGGTTGAAGAAAAAAATGTTGGTCACAAGACCATTGAAGTTGAAGGCGAAAGCGGTCTGAATATTATGCCGATGGAAATTCTGGTTGATGCAATTAAATCCGCACCCAAGACCGAACAGGCGAAAATAAAAAACACCCTGGTTGCGATTGATTTCAAAAACGGTGACGTGATGCATTTTTTCAATCACCTTGCAAAAGCAATCGCGGTTTAAAATAATCTAAAATTTAAAAAACCTAGAACCCGCCCAAATAGGACGGGTTTTTATTTATTTAACTTAATACTTTGGTTAATATATATAACGCTTGTTGTGCCACAACAACCACAACACATATTCGCTCAGAAACTTGTTGTAACAGTATTGTATTAAAATTCTCTAATGAATACAGCTTACAACTTTACAACAATATATATCTTTTTATTTTCTCTGGCGAATAGGGTTTCGCTTGTTGTGGCACAACATAACAACAATATATATTAACCAAAGTATTAACCAAATAATAAAATTTAACGATTTTACCAAAATCTAAAATAATCGCCGCGCTGAAAACTTTAATAATATAATACAAAACCTAAAACATGTGTTGACACTCTGAACCGGTTGGTCTAATTTGAACACATGAAACAGATGATTAAGGAACCGCAACTGATGACTGATTTACAAGATCGCCCATGCGCCGCCGCTGGTTTGGTTTCCTACCGTTACAACGGGCCGTTCGGTTTTATCATGATTGGTGACGCCATGAATGAAGCGAACCGTTCTTTGACCGGCACGCCCGCAACAGCCGCCAACCTGGAAATCTGTTATGAAAATGTTTGAAATTATCGCCGGTAAAACATCACCTTGCGAACTGGTAACTGAAGCCGGTGAAGTGATCGCTGAAGGGACACATACGGCTTGCAAGCGTGAACAGCGCCGGTTGTGTGAACATGATATGAAACCAACTGATAAATGCGGTGAAGAACATGCTTGATCGCAAACAAGAATTGCGAATGATCATCACGCGCGGTGAAGTGTTGACGCAAGAACAGGATGATGAATGTTATGCATTGCTTTCACCTGAAGAATATTATGCAATTCCCGATAATCTGAAACCGTCCAATGTTCCAGAAATGACGGTTGAAACAGCACTTGAAAAAGCGGTTCAAATTTTTGATAAATTTGATCCTGTTCAATGGTTGCACGGTCAAGATTATGTTGAATGGTGCGTTGCCGGTTCAGTGTTGAAAGCCGCGCTTGCAGAACAGCACCAAACAGCCGCCACAACAGCCCGCCAGGGCGCAAATGTGCGGTGTGTGACCGATGGTGCGCTTTACCCTTCCATAGCGGCTTGCGCCCGCGCTTATGGCGTATCAGCGACCATGATCAGCAACCACCTGAACCGCCGCCCTGGTTACACCCATGTTCGCGGTCAAAAATTTGAAAGAATTGAATGATGTTAAATTTGAAATTAACTGTGATGGTGAAAGATCGGTTCGGCGGTATCATTCCGCAAATGATCATGATTGACGGTTCAACACCGGTTTGTAAGATTGGTGAAGCAATTGTTGAAGCTGTTCGGGTTCAAACCGTGAATGATGGAACCGGCATTGTTAAAGCGACCATAGGACAGAATGAAATTTACAATGCTGAATAAAAATAACGCTAAAACGATTGCATCAGTTTACGGTTTCCGCATTGATGTAACATGGGCGGAAAAGCGTGAACGGTGTTGCCGGTTATCACTTCAATTTAAGGAAACAGGTGAATAAACCATGATGTTTAACTTAACCAACACGAAAGAAGCACCCGCCGAATTCACCGTTGATTTGAATGATCCAGGGCAGAAATTTTGTGCATATCTTCACATTGTGGAATATGCGCCCGATGATCGGCGCGTTATGTTTTCCGGTTCATGTGAATTCCGAACATTACTTGAAGCACCGGACGCGCGCCGAAATAAAGCATGGCGCAAATATGTTTCACCGCATAAGCTGGTGACTGTTCGCGTTATGGCGGTTTTTGATAATCCATATGAAGCTTTCAATGAAGCAATTAAGAACGCGAAAGAATTGAAACCGTATTGCAATCTTTACGGTGAGGTTGAATTATCGCGCGGAATGGTAAAATGTCTTGATGATGGTCAAGTTTTCAAGAATGCCGCCGCCGCTTGCAAACATTATGATATTGTTCCAGGAACTATGTCTAATCACCTGAACAGGCGACCAGGTTACACGCATATTAGAAACATGAAATTTGAAAGGATTGTTGGCGAATGAAAAACACCATAATTTCACTTTATGATTTCACCGGTGAAGCTGTCAAACCTTGGGCGAACGTTGGTTTTAATTGTGTTTGTTTTGACAATCAACATTCAAGAATTAAACCGCGCATTGTGAAACATGGTTTTGGAACAATTTCTTTTATTCATGCTGATTTATATGATCGGGCGGTTTTGAGTGAAATTGTAAAAGAATATTTGAATGAAGTATTTCTTTTAATGGCTTTTCCGGTTTGCACTGATATGGCGGTTTCAGGTTCAAAACATTTTGAAAGCAAACGCGCCGATGATCCTTTATTTCAAGTTCATGCAACCGATCATGTGAGAATGTGTGAAACAATCGGTAAAGCTTTCAAATGCCCTTACATTATTGAAAACCCGCGTTCTGTTCTTTCAACATTCTATCGCAAACCTGATTATTCTTTTGAACCTTTTGAATTTGGTGATTACATTCCAGATGATGAAGCTGAACACCCTGTTTGGCCGGAATACATTGCTGCAAAAGATGCATATCCGAAAACAACTTATCTTTGGACGGGTGGAAACTGGACAATGCCGGAAAAGAAACCCGTTTTCGTTCCTGAAGGTTATTCAGATCAGTTCAAGAAACTTGGCGGTAAATCAATGAAAACCAAAAACATCAGATCGGCAACACCGCGCGGTTTCGCAATCGCAAATTTTCTTGCAAATTCAGCATATGGATTAATAAAATGAACCCGTTGCGAATTGTTGTTTCAACGGTTTTCCGCCCGATTGATATTTGAAGAAACCGCTTGGGGCAGGTGATCGGCGCGGTTCTTTCAGTTTACTGGAATTGAGCCGCGCCGAAAACGTTTAAAATTTCACAAACATCAAAAATCATCAACTGAAGCATGTAAGCGCGAATTTCGGTGCTTTCAATTCCACCTGGAACACCATGTGTTTCAAACATGAAATCAACCATGTGTGAACATTCATGAATGATTGTACCAATGTTCGGTTCACTCTGAAACGTGATTGAATACCAAAATTCACCATTATCATCTTGATTGTAAGACGCAACAGCAACAGCCGCGTGAATTATATTATCAAGCTTTAAAACTTTCTTGTAATATTTATTTCGCGCTTTCAAGCTGTCAAAAATCGCAACCTGCGCCTGAAACGGCATAACAAGAACCATTCCAACGGGTTTATGTTTATCTTTCATTGTATTCCTCAATTTCAATACCAACATATTCAGCAAGTTTTAATTCAACCATTGCACCTTTGCTTTTTTGCCAACCTGATAGCAGAATAATCATATCAGCTTCAAGACATATCCAATTGCAATATTCCGCAAATGATTTGCGCGGTTCATAATCATCTGTTTCAGCCGGATTAAAAACGCAATGACCTTGCGCCCGCAATATCGCCGCAACCCTGTTGAATTCAGGACGGTTGAAATCCGGCAAGTCGGTCATTGGTCCGCTAAGGTAAATTTTCATATCCCTGCAACCCGTATGATCGCCGGATAATAATATTCAGGTAATTGTTCAATGCAAATCCATTTGCGACCCGTCTGTTCCGCCGCAACCGCTGTTGTGCCGCTGCCGCAGGTAAAATCCAGAACGGTTTCGCCCGCGTTGGTGTAGGTTTTGATTAGGTATTCAAAAAGTTCAACCGGCTTTTGGGTGGGGTGGACTGTCTTGCCCTCAGACGCTATTTTCAAAACACTGGTAGGATAATTGCCAAACTCTTGAAATGTATCGCGATGAGAAGGG